AGAGGGACTTGAGCTATGGGACACTTGGTCGCAAAAGGGAGACCGATACCACGATAACGGATGTAATGTCCGATGGAAGGGTTTTAAGCCTGACGGTAATATACGAATAGGGAGTCTGATTTACTTTGCTCAACGCGGCGGCAAGTTTAACCCCGCCGACATCGGCAGGGCTGACCTGTCAGACGACATAGGCAACATGATCGACCAGATGAACGAGCAATACGCTGTTATTCTTGTGGGCGGCAAGCTAAGAGTAGTGATGGAAAACCAACAAGCCGAGTTCGACCCTATCTTGGATCGCTACGTTCTTATGACACGTGAAGATTTTATGGCGTTGACCGCACCAGAAAAAATGGCAGTGATGACAGATAAAGGCGGCGTTAAGGTCGTAAGCAAGGGGGAAGTCTGGTTTGGAGATGAAAGAAGAAGAACTTATATCAATGGCCTTGGCTTCTTCCCCATGGAGGAACGCGACTACAAAGGATATTATAATACATGGAAGGGATTTAGTGTACAGCCAGAAGAAGGTGAGTGTGGACGTATCCTCAGGCACATTCGAAACATCGTGTGTCGTGGAAACAAAGGCCACTATGAGTGGCTGCTCGATTGGGTTGCAGATATGTTCCAAGATCCGGCTAACCCGAAAGGTTGCGCTGTCGTAATGAAGGGCGTTGAGGGTGCAGGCAAAGGTTTTCTTGCAAATTTGATAGGCGACATATTTGGTCCACATTTTAAGCATGTTACAAACGAGAAGCATTTGATCGGCAATTTCAATGGACACTTGCAAGATGCGGTTTTTGTATTCGCAGATGAAGTGGTATACGGCGGCAGTCGTAAAGTTGCTGGCATCTTAAAATCTCTGGTTACTGAAAAAATCCAAATGATTGAGCGAAAGGGGATCGACGTATCACAATCTTACAACCGCGTTCATTTGATGACAGCAACGAACGAGGATTGGTTTATCCCCGCTGGACCGCAATCAAGGCGGTGGTTCGTATTGGACGTCGGTGAGAGCAAGGCAGGCGACCATGAATATTTTGACCTATTGTTTGAAGAGATGGAAAACGGAGGGCGTGAAGCTTTCCTTTACATGATGCTAAATCGAGAGATTAAGTCCGAGTTAAAGCAAGCACCTGAGACCGAGCTATTACAAGACCAACGTGACCGATATCAAACTAACGTTGATCCGATCGCGGATTGGTGGGTTGAGGTCATTGAATACGGAAAGGTAGCTTTGGTTGAGGACGGTGATTACGTACGAAATGAATCAGATCCGGACTGGCCACAATTCATCGACTCGATGCAATTATATAAAACGTTTAAAGATTGGTGTAGTCAAAGCAGAATAGGTACAATTCCACGACCTACGATGTTCTACGCCAAAATGAAAGCTTTCGGTCTAGACCGACAGCGCATGACCAGTAAGCCTGATTCAGGCTATTTGGGTCGTGAAAATTGTGGGGTGAGACCTTATCTTATGGAAGTGCCGCCTATCGTAGCGTGCATTGACGTAATGAATAAAAACCATGGAACACGAATAGATCGAGGAGAATAACATGGCACATAGCAAGAAAGTAGACTTAATCATCGACCTGCAGTACGGCTCTACCGGAAAGGGGTTAATTGCAGGTTGGTTAGCGAACCAAGTGAGTCCTGACGGTGTTGGGTATGACACAGTGATAAATGCCAACATGCCGAACGCAGGTCACACTTACATTGACAAGCAAGGACGTATCTTCATACATAAAGTTTTCCCTAATGGCGTAGTTTCGCCTAAGCTAAAACGAATCATGATAGGACCAGGTAGTGTTTTCTGCCCGAACCAAATGATTAAAGAATACGAACAGATCAAAGACCTGCTTGAGGGCGTACGCATCATAATCCACCCGAACGCAGTGCCTTTAATGCCTGAACATCGCAAAACGGAAGAAGAAAATTTGCGCGGTATCAGCAGTACCATGCAAGGGTCAGCTGCAGCGCGGACAGAAAAAATGATGAGGGATGTCAACAAGCCTGTTATCGCACGCGACGCGTTTCGATCCGGTGAGACTGTTTACCACCAAATATCGGAATGGGTTTGTACTCACATCGAATGGATGGAAGCTTTAGCTATTTCACAGCGTATCCTAGCTGAGGGCGCACAGGGCTACAGCCTTGGCATCGACCAAAAATTCTACCCTTTCACCACTAGCCGCAACTGTACACCGGCTCAATTCTTGGCTGATATGGGTATTCCGTTAACTATGCTAAAATCGGTGATAGGCACAGCACGCACCTACCCCATACGAGTCGGAAGCCTACCGGACGGCTACAGCGGCGACCACTACTTTGACCAAGAGGAACTGAGCTGGGCTGATATAGGTATTGAGCCGGAAAAGACGACCGTGACCCAGAGAGAACGCAGAATATTCAGTTTTTCCGATACTCAAATGGCAGATGCACTGTTTGAATGTCAGCCTGACTACATCTTCCTGAACTTCGTCAACTACCTAGACCCAAAGACAGCAGGCCACATGGCAAATAAAATAAATGACATGGCCGCGCTCCTTGTGGGCGATCATAGTCGAGTTGCATTTTTGGGTGTAGGTGCGACACACGACGACGTTATCATCGTTGACAAAGACGGCAACATGAAGCAGGGAATATGAGATGTCTGAATCAATATCAATATTAAATCTCCAAAGAGAAGTAGTAAGGTGGGCGGATGAAGTTCTACCTGAAAGAACGCCGCACGGGGCGTTGACAAAATTATCGTTGGAAGAAGTTCCTGAGCTACATAAAAAGTTTTTATATAACGGCGAATTAGATGAATCTGAACTAGCTGATTGTATGATACTTTTATTGGATCTTTTTGCAATGGCCGATGTTAATGTTACCTATGCGGTAGTGGATAAGTTACACGTTAACCGGAATAGGAATTGGACCATAAAAGAAGGAGTGCTTAAACATGTCTAACCTCCAAATACAAGATCTATTGCGTGCAGGAGGAGTAGATCGTTGGCACATAGTGCGCACTACGCAACGTCAATCTTTAGCTGAGCACACATTCAATGTTGTTATGATAGCCAGAGCCATATGCAAGGAAGCGCACATTCCGGACGAGAAAGTGATAAAGGCGGCGTTGGAACATGATTTAGACGAAATAGTATATGGCGACATACCTACGCCGACAAAGTCTAAATTGAAACATAAGGTAAATATAAACGATCTAATAGACAACACTAAACACAATGACTTGAGCGATACGGAAAAAAATATAGTCAAAATAGCTGACATGTTAGAAGCTTGTTGGTTCATACATGAATTTAAGACGGGAAGGCACGCTGAAGCCGTAGCGATTGAGCAAAGAAGTTATTTTCATGAATATGTTGCTGTATTAGATTGTGAAGACTTGCTCCCGTTCAATGTAACTAACGCCGTATACGAGGTAGTTCATAAAATAGAAAGAGGAGAATTCACAATATGAATGAAAATTTTGTATGGACGTCATTTAAAAAAGGCGTAGCTGAAATGCAGAGGCCAAATCAACTTAGTCGTGTTGAGTCACACGCTACAGCTATCGGCATTCCTGATGTTGTGGGCTGTGTGGACGGAGTTGAATTTTTCCTTGAATTGAAACACGCTAGGAAGGAACAAAAGTTTGAACTCCGTCCAGCGCAAAATTCTTGGATGTATAACCGCACTAAAGCTGGTGGCCGGTGTTGGATATTGGCCATGTACGAGAACCAAAGTCATTTTGAGTGGTACTTGATTGACGGCCATCACTGTCGCGATCTGGTGGCAAACGGAGATCCGAAATTCTGGAAAAGCTTAGCCACTACAGATATTACAGCAAAAACATGCCCATCCGGTACGATCGTGGGTTCAATAAAACTAGAGCAGGAGGGCATATAATGTCTGATGAAGGTAAAGAGTTGAAAAAAATTTTAGAAGATCGCGGTGATGATTATGGTGACGCGACCGATCAATTTCAAATAGCGCAACTTCTTAAATCTGTTATGGCTACAGGCAGTTGTCATGAGACTATGCCGCCCTTACAACAAGAAGCGATTGATATGATTTGTACTAAGCTGAGTCGAATAGCTCAAGGCAATCCCAGAAAGAAGGACACTTGGATGGATATCGCTGGCTACGCGACATTGGTAGCCGAGCGACTTTACGATTAAAGTTTATTTACGATAATCGACTCAATTGGACCACGGTACTTTTTCACGATCTCGACCGCTTTATCGTCTACTTCGGTCTGGGTATCGTCGGCCAATTCCTCAACGGCTTCAATTAAGAAGTCCATCACTACAGGGATTACTTTCTTTTTTACGGTGCGTCCGATTAAAATTGCTATCCACGGGTTCATTCTTTTTCTCTCCTCAGGTTTTCAAGTTCTCTTTTCTTCTTTTGGATTTTGCCTTGATAGAAAATTATCAATCTCCTATCGTGCTCATCCAAAGAAGGTTTTAATTTGATCTTTGTGATTTCTTCATCAGCTTGATCAATGTGGTCAGTTATGGATTGTTTATGTTGGTGATATATGTGATCAGCCAGTTCTTTTTTCACAAGTAGCAAATCTTCTGCTGTTGCAAAATGGTTTACGCCTGCCACGGCATAAGAAACTAAAACAATCGTAGATATCAATATTGTAAGCACTGTATTAGTCTTATTCATTGATTTCTCCTTACTACGCTTTAAAAGTTTTAAGTGTATTGCTGTTACGAGTATCAATATGCAGCCAGCTAACATCGAGTTCGAGACCTCTTATCAGGGGAAATAAGGAAGGTTTATTTATTATATCCTCCCTTATTTCATCAACGGAAACGTCCGACGGTATCAAGTCAAACGCTCGACCGAATGTATGCTGACTGTAAGGACTAAACCAAGGGGAATCGGGCGTTCTTAGCCCTGACCATTGACGATCGCCTCCCCATTTCCAGTTATTGCATGTCATTCGACCATACCGCTTGCGTATCGCATCAATGCTCAGCAATGCGCGGTTATCGAGTAATCCCCAAGATTTCTCCCCACGAGCCTTATAGGCCGAAGGAGGTACAAGTTCTTCAATTATAAAGTGTTCACATATATATACGGTCATGGGTTGACTATCGCCTCTAACGCTGCTACTCTAGTCAACAGATTGTCAATCTCATTAGAGTTTTGATTTATAGTGAATTGTTGTTGTTGCGCCAGCATGGTCAGATAATCTAAAGCATCTTCATGGCTTTGCGCAGGAAATCTCCCGAACTTCGGATATTGAGTTTCTTGGATTTCCGGCAGTAAACGAACCAATTCAAGTAGATCACCGTCAGGAGGAGCATCAAAATCAATATTTCCTCCGTTGGCATTCCGTACTCCATTGACTGTGTAGTCATTCGGATTGATCAGAACGCCGTCAATCAAGGCGCAAATTTGATTCTCATTCTGAATGTAAAATTCATAAGAATAATTAGTAGCAACTCCGTCGGGGTCATATTCAGTGATAGGTGTAGTTGTTGTAATAGTCATTTTGGCCTCCTAAATGCTAATGTCTCTCGCCACTCTTTTGACGATTTTGGGTGTTTCTATTTTGGGCATCCTAGTCGGAGCTAATTCTCCTGTTTTCCAATAATCGTCTTGACCTTCATCAAGCCGCATATCATATAAACGCTCCTGTTTATCTCTGTAATTGTCATCCAAAGAGAGCATGACTTGATCTTTAATGAGCTTATCAGTGGCGGCACGAGTATACCACAGATTTTGCAAAGGAGCATAGTCCATCAATATTTTTATAAAGTCAGGGCCAATAGATTTAGCGGCCTCTTTAGCTTTATCGGGATTTTCATCGAAAAATTCAGTAACTGCGGTTCTGGTGTTGCCTGCTGTGGCTTTCAATACTTTGTCAACCAATCCCACAAGAGGACCGGCAAGGGTGTCCGCAATAGAACCCCCAAACCGGTCGGCATCGCGCAATGTCATATCACCGAGGAGTCCGAGGCCACCCCCCTGCAACACTCCATCGATAACCAAAGAGGAATTAAATTCTCTTGGGTCGCGACCTTTTGATATCTCTTTTGCTTGGAGAACGAACACTCCTACAGCAGTAGCTGTTAAAAGTAAATGAGATACATATTTTGCTTTGAACTTAGGATTCATGTGGGCATCAGTGAGGATACGCGCCCAATGGTCGTACATTACGGCAACAGGAAACGATTTGAATTGAGTTACGGATCTCAAAAATTCACCGCCAAATGTGCCTGTTTTTGTTCCTTGATTCAACATCCCCTTAACCATAGCGTCAGGCTCAGGGACTGCCCATTTGGTTTCAGATTTTATCATACCTACTACTTTGGCAGTTAAAGCGTTATCATTAAATTGAGTAGGATCGATAAATTTAACCCCCCTAAGATCTTTTTTACGTGAACGACGTATCATATCCCAATCTTTGTTGTCTATACCATAACGTTTAAAGGCGTCTGCTGTTGCTTTTGGCATTTCATCCAAAGATTTGCTAGAATGCTTGGCCATCATAGCTAAGAATTCCATACCGAAAGCCTGTTTGCCTGCAGCCGTCCAAGCTTGTAAGCCGGAAGCCCTCATCGCAACGTCAGCCATTCTAGTAGCATACGCGTGACCGGTCACTTCAGTGAAACGGTGAGCAGCTAAAGCTCTATCCATGGCATATTCTCCAATCAAACCCAACTGAGTTGCAAAAACTCGATCCTGTTCATTAGCGGGATTCAATTGCTTCAACACGCGCATGCCGACTTTGAATCCTGACATTCCGTTCAAGTTGGCTGTAACCGCAGTAAACACTGTATCTGACAGAGCTGATAGCATGGCCGAACCCAATTTTGAAGCAACCATCACAGAACGAGTAGTAGCAAACATATTTGCGACGTCGTTGTTTATCACAGTCGTCTTGCCCATCAAATTATCGAAAACCTTCATGACTTTAGTTTCGGCAGAGCGATCGTTGGTGTCTTTGACGGCTTTTTGGGTCAATTGCTTGATTAAGGCATCAGGGTTTGGTCCTAAAGTCTCAAGCGCAGCTATTTCTGTGGACATCATGTGGATGTGGTCAGTAAGAGAACTATAGATATCAGGAGCACCGAATTTTGCTTGGTACTCAAGCCAAGAATCAGCGTCTTTAAAATGCAATAGACGTGATAGCTGGTGGCGGGATGAAAGTTTTGATAGTCCGGTGTTTTCACCGATTTTAATCTTGCTGATTCCATCGGTGCTGATGGTCTCATATGCCTCTCTCATTTTTTGCTTATATTGAGCCGGAGAAAGTTTAGATCCATCGGTATTCCTCATAGCATCTTTATCTAATTTGCCGTCTATGTAATCATACCATTCTTCAAATTTAACTGCTCCTACTTTTTCAGCTTCGTGTTTCTGAGGTAGATGCCAAGTCTCTAGTCTCCCTATGTTGCCGCCTGCAGAATTGAAACGTTTACGTAGATATTCGCTAACGTCCATCCACATTTTAGCATAGGCAGCAGAATCGGGATCTTTAGTTACTCCTTTAGCACCATCAAAAATCTCTTTGACTAATAATTTAAGCGCTTCAGGGTCTTTCTCAAATCCTAATTTTTTTGGTTTGTAGCGACTTAACATCTCGGCCATCATAGCATGGGCTTGGCCTGTGACCGTTTCCATTTTTTGTTCTAAGGACACAATGCCTGCTTTGCCGGATATAAAAAAAAAAAAAA